TTCCAGTATGTCTTTAGAATCCGTCCTCAATACATCCATGCATAATTTCTCCGAGTTGGTGATCAAAGTGGTGATGAGAGTGTCATCATCACTGAAGTCGACTCGGAGATAGTTCTTCATTTCATCCAATGTGACGATCACTCTCATTACCTCCTGCAGCCATTAAGCTGCTTTCACGTTCAGAATCTGTACTGCTTCAGGGAGAATCAGTTTGCCATCAACACGTTCTTTGGCAACGTAACCAATCATGCCATTGCCGGCAAAGAGTTCTCTGAGTTCCTGGAAGGAACGAGTGCCACGGTCGCCAATGTTGTAGTAGCTGAAGTCACCAAATGCGATAGCAGGCTTACCCACTTCCAATGCAGGTGCATATGCAGAAGTGTGGATGGAATAGCCAAGTAACTTATCTGGTTCGCCAGCAAGATAAGATGGCTGCCAAAGGTATGCACCGTTGTTGTCCTTTAACTTGCGAACAGTAGCGAGGGTATGGTCATTCAAAATAAAAGACGCGTTCTTTCTATAAGCGCGTCCTAATGCATAGATCAGATCCATGATGTTATCTCCAGTCACTTTGACAGTGTCAGCAGTGACAGATACCTTGCCACCATTTGTGCCATCGAAGATACCTGTAGGTTTCCCAGTGCCATCACCATTTAAGAATGCATCTTCTTCTGCATTTCCCAGAGCCTTGCCAAACTGAGCGGTTAAGTAAGACTCAAGGTTAAATGCATTATCGTAGAGCAGTTCTTCTGTAATTTTGACGGCAACATGAAGCTTATGAGCATCCAAAATCTTTTGGTCAAATTTAGAATCGCCAAAAGTGAGTGCCTGTCCTTCCTCAATCCATGCTGCTGCGGGTTTTGTGCCGGCAATATTAATCTTATGATCGCCAGAAGTTGTAATGGTAGTAGCGAGTGTTCTGAAGATGTTTTCATCTTCCAGAGCCTGAATTAAGCGGGAGTCCCATTCCTCAGGAACTAAGAAACCACCATCGGCATCTACCTGTTCCTGCAATACGTTCGTGACAACTTTGCACTTGGAACGGATATAGTTCATAACATCTTTATGGTACTGTGCAGATGCGCGACCAGTCTTTTCTTCAGGTGTGTTGCTGGTGGATCTTGGGCTTGTCATCAGTGGGGAGTTAACAGGCTTAGATAATTCCTTGTCCAGTTCCTCCATTTTTTGCATACGATTGATTTCTTTTGTCAGGTCTGTGATGTCCTTTTCCATCTGATCGTATGTTGCATCGTCTGAAGGTTCGAGTGTTCCCTTGTCTGTACGATGCTCATCCAGAAATTCCTTTGCGGAGTTCCAAGCCTTCGCACGCTTATCAATCAAATCTTGAATCGTCATTGTAGACATGTTTTTTCCTCCTTACATTGTCTGCTTGAGCAGGTCAAGTCTGCTCATCAAATCCGAAACATTACGTTCCGGCCGTTTTGCATGAATCTTGTTGAGTAACACATTAGTTACTTGTTTTTCACTGTAGAGGTTGCCTGGAGAAGGGAGTATCGTTTCGCTATATATGGAACGATCTAACACCGCATCTGCAAAACCAAGTTCGATAGCTTTATTTGCATTCATCCATGTTTCTTCTTCCATCAATCTCGCAATCTTATTGCGGGACATCCCAGTCTTGATCTCATAGGCGTTGATGATGCTTTCCTTTACTTCATCCAGCATTTCAATTGCCTTCTGCATATCGTTGTGATCACCCATGGCAATTGTTGCTGGATTGTGGATCATCAACATGGCCACTGGTGAAATCAAAACCTTAGTGCCTGCCATGGCAATCACCGATGCGGCGGAAGCTGCTATGCCATCGATCTTGACCGTCACATTTCCCTTGTAGTCCATCAGCATGTTATAAATCTGTGCTGCTGCGATACAGTCACCACCAGGACTGTTAATCCAGATTGTGATATCTCCAGTTCCTTGGTTCAGCTCATTACGAAAAAGAGCAGGTGTGATATCATCGTCAAACCAGCTCTCTTCTGCAATTGTTCCTTCAAGGAATAGGGTGCGTTCTATTGTTTCTTCCTGGGTGTTTTCATTTTTAATATGAATGTCTTTCCACGCCCAGAAGCGATTGATTGTATTATTTTCCATTGTTTTCCTCCTCAGGCTTAGCCTGTTCAGGTGATGCCTGTTGTGTAGATGCGGCAAAAGCACCAGCATCTTTTAATTTGGTCATGTTTCCATTGATAAGATAAAGATCGCCACCTTCTTCTGGTGGGATCTTGTCCATGTTCTCTAGTTCACGGATATCGTTTGCACTCATCCAGCCATTTTGACGACCGACAGCATATCCATTCATACGGGATTGGTAGTCACCACGCAGTAAGCCATCTACATTGAACTTGAAGAAGAACTCACTCTTTTGATCAGCAGTAAGTAATCGACGATTCATTGACTGCTCCCATCGTGCAACCCAGGGATCAAGGGTATACTTCACAAATTCAAGTGATTGCTGCTCGATGTTTGAGAAAGATGACTTTTCAAGGTCAGCCAGCATATGTGGAGGGATACGGAAGATCCGCGCAATCTCATCAATCTGGAACTTTCTAGTTTCCAAAAATTGAGCCTCATTTGGTGATATCGAGATTGGGGTGAATTTCATACCTTCTTCAAGTACTGCTATCTTATTTGAATTGCCAGAGCCACCAAATGTCGACTGCCAGGATTCTCGGATGCGTTCCGGATCTTTCACAACACCAGGATGTTCAAGAACACCACCAGGAGAGGCACCATTTGAGAAGAACTTAGCCCCATATTCTTCTGCAGCAATTGACATTCCAATTGCATTTTTGGCCATTGCAATCGGTGAATAACCAACTAAGCCATCAAAACCAAGACCAGGAATATGTAAAACTTGGGAAGGTGGCAAAATAACAGTTGTGTCTTTTAGAGTCGGTGCATCGGTATCTCTGACAACGTAGGAGTAATAAAGCTGCCCATGTTCATCACGATCCACAGTCATCCGATCAGGCATCAAAGGGTAGAGAGCTACAATGTCTCCTTTTCCATTTCGGATAATCTGCGCATAAGCGTTTCCCCACAAAAGTAGATGGGTCATCAAAGTTTCACGGAAGACAAACGATGTCATTTCTGGATTTGGTTCATCATGGAGTATGAAATACATCGGATTATCGATTGCTTTCTTCTTGGATCCATTTTCGTCATACTCAAATAAGTGCAAGGGGAGACCGGCAACAGCTTCTGAAAGAATACGGACACAGGAGTAAACTGCTGTCATTTGCATGGAACTTCTTTCTGTGACATTTTTGCCAGCAGTAGAAGGACCAAATAAAAACCGATAACCACTTCCATTAGTGATGTTGGTTACCGGTTTATCTCTTGATTGAAAGATTCGATGAAAGATGCTCATAATTTAGCCCTCCAATAAAAAAGCACCTCACTAGGAGGTGCCAAATAATGATTCAGTTTTCTTCTGACTGGTTCAGATTCAGACAATCTGCAAGATCCTCTTCTGTAACACCTGCAGTCGCCGCCTGGTTCCATGCTTGTCTTGCAGCAAAGGCGACTTTCATTGATTTTAAGAAAGTGTCCTCTGCTTTATTGGTATAGATTTGAAACCCGGTATCGAAAGCTCTCAATAATGAAATGTGTTGAATTTGATGTGGCATGATGAATTTCTTCCTTTTATGCTATGATCTCTAAAGAGAGGTAAACTCTCTTGGACAGGCCGCATCAATGTGCTGCCTGGATGTTACTTGGTCTTGCGTGCTTGTTTGATCAGAATGATTGCTGTGAGTAGGTTAATCATCGCTGTTATCAAAGGCTGCAGGACCTTTTTTAGCATTTTCCTTTCATGAAGAAAGTATAAAAGAAGGTAAGCCACATTTAGGTCCGAAAGTTGTCCCAAAAATGATGAATTTAAGTGAGTAATCCACAGAATATCAGAAGTTATCCACATTTTATAGAATCAATAATCCACGAGTATCATAAACAGATTCGCTGTTATCATTACCGCAGCGGATTGCTCGATCTAGTCCCATAATCATGGCAATTGCGCCATCAATTTTCTCAGTAGATTTTTCCTTGTCTGCTTTGATATTGCCAGCTGGATCACGGCGAATGAAGATGTTGTCCATCATCCATGAAAGAACGGGCTGGCCACCATGGGCAATCTTCTGTTCCAAGGTCAAACGCATCAACTCTTTGGTAGGCGGACTCATGTCTTTGAACCCTTGTCCAAATGGCACAACTGTGAAGCCCATACCTTCAAGGTCTTGAACCATTTGTGTTGCTCCCCAGCGGTCAAAAGCTATCTCACGAATATTGAATCGTTCACCAAGCTTCTCGATGAATTTTTCAATATAACCATAGTGAACAACATTACCTTCGGTTGTTTCCATGCAACCTTGTTTGATCCAAATGTCATAAGGTACATGATCACGATTGACTCGCAGAATAACATTTTCTTCTGGTATCCAGAAGTAGGGGAGAACGATATATTTGTCATCCTCATACTGAGGTGGAAAAACCAAAACAAAAGCCGTGATATCAGTTGTAGAAGAAAGATCTAGTCCACCATAGCAGATACGGCCTTCAAGTTCGTGTTCATCAACAGGAAATGCACAAGCATTCCATTTGTCCATTGGCATCCAGCGGACTGCCTGTTTTACCCACTGATTTAGTCTGAGCTGACGAAAGGCATTCTCGTCTCCAGGATTCTGCTTCGCTGATTCACATGCAGCTTTTACCTTCTCAATATCAACCGTAATGCCAAGAGATGGATTTGCTTTCTTCCATACCTTTGGATCAGTCCAGTCTTCTTCCGGTTTTGCACCATAGATGACAGGATAGAAAGTGGGGTCCACTTTACGACCGGCTAGGATATCTTCTGCTTTTTGATGTTGTTCATAGCAGATCGAATGAGTATCCGTACCTGCAGTAGTAATCAAAAAATACAATGGCTGCATTCTGGCATCACCAGAGCCTTTAGTCATAACATCAAAGAGCTTTCGATTTGGCTGGGTATGTAGCTCATCGAAGACAACACCATGCACATTGAAGCCATGTTTAGAGTAAGCTTCAGCAGATAACACTTGATAGAAACTGTTGGTAGGCAAATAGATAATCCGCTTTGTGGCAGCTAAGATCTTTGTACGCTTATTCAAGGCAGGACACATGCGTACCATGTCGGCCGCAACATCGAATACAATTGAGGCCTGCTGCCTGTCAGCAGCACAGCCATATACTTCAGCACGTTCTTCACTATCGCCACAACAAAGAAGCAGGGCAACAGCTGCAGCCAGTTCAGATTTTCCCATCTTCTTTGGAATTTCTACGTAGGCAGTATTGAACTGACGATATCCATTCGGCTTCAGGCAGCCAAACAGGTCACGTATGATCTGTTCTTGCCAGTCAATGAGATCAAAAGATTTTCCTGCCCAGGTGCCTTTAGTGTGATGCAAAGCTTCAATAAATGAAACAGCATAATCAGCTGCTTGTTTGTTGTAGGTACTATCCTTGGCAATGAACTGTGTTGGTGTGTATTTCTTCAGCTTTCTCATTGCCATAGCATGGTAGTCTCCTTTCCAAATAAAAACGACCTATTGGTCGACTGTACGATAAACAGGTGGCATGCCACCAATGTTTATCAGATTTTATATTTTTGTTACTTTGTGATGATGCTCATAACTTTGTCATAAGCCTTTGTGACTTCAGTATCTTTTGACATAATGTCCCAACCACGATAGTAGCTGACAATTTCTTGTCCTTCTGCATTTCTGATTGATAGAACTGAAACTCTCCCACAATCGATTCCGAAGTCTGATTCTTCATCAAATACCTTAGCAGTATAAGTGTAGCTATTTCCATTAACCTTTACAGTTCCCTTGTTCCACATAATTGAATCCTCCTTGCCTTTTCTATGGCATCTTCATATTGCCTCTTATCAAGAAGAATTGGATGATACACAGTTTAATCTGTGTCTACATCTTCAAATGTTTCTTCGTGGTTCGGGTCCCAAATCCTGGCCTCGCCATTCTTTTCAATGCGCCAGCATAGGCCTAGCATAGAGATTGCTTCCGTAAAGCCTGTAAACGCACTGTGGTTCCTAGGACCTCCAAACTTTTGATCAGCATAATAACGCTGTGCCAAATGATCCTCCGCAGTTGTGATCCAGTAATCATCAATATTGAGTTCTCTCATAATAAGAACCTCTCTTTCCATGTATATACATCCCTCTAAAGTGTAGAAATTGGATGATACACATAGCCGAGTGTGTCTAGATACGAGAACATTTATCAGCACCTAAAGCAACACTGAGAGTACAACCATTGTCCCAGGCAACCATAATTGATCCGATATCGTCAACACCTAGAACAGTTCCTTCAGTTCCTGGTTCTGGAGCATGTGGATCATCCATGGTGTCGAGTTTCACACGGCAGCCAGTAGGGTAATTGTTTCTGAGTTGTTCGATAATAGCTTGAGAAGGGAGATGCATCATAAATTGCCATCCTTTCTTGTTTTATTTGCATGACGGAAGGCCGAATTTCCTTCTAGGTTCTTCATTAAGATCTTTCTTGTTTGTTTATATTGATCACCTATGAAGCCGAGATGTAATAAGCAGGTCCGCCAGGTAAATTTTTCGTTATCTAAGGCGACAGGCTTCGCTGACATACGTGCACTATTTTGAGCCGTCTTGATAAGCTTTGTAATGAATTCCATATAGGCATTGGTTATTTCAGGATCATCCGTAGGCTTGAACCATGGGAAACTTAGTTTTCCATCTTCTTCATTGATCAGAAAACAGTTTGTTTCAAAGATCTTAGCTAGAATTGGACGGTACGCTTGGATAAAACACTCAATATTTTGGCGAGTATGCCCTTTATCGTTCGGTGCAGGTACAGAGATTCCTAAAATATCTGGTTCTTCCTGCTTCTTTGCGGTACAGAATCCGTGGTCAGCAAGATAATCTAGTAGTGTTGCAATATCTGCAGTATCCATTTTAGGGTTTACTTCGACAATGCCATATTTGTTGACTGTAATTTGTTTGTTGATGACATAACGAAAATCAGGCATCTTATATTCCGCTTTGGTGTGATAAAAATCAGCGATCGTGTTTGCCAGCTTCTTTCGTTGCGTCAATTCGATTCTGAATTGATATGATTGCATGTTATATGCCTCCTTTGGCATGTATATACATCACTCTGAAAGGTACATATAGCAAGGACCAAATTGCGACATTATGCTGATTTCTTCATCAATTCTTGAATATCATTGTAAGAATATTCAAGGCCATCGCGAACGCATATAATACCATCGGTTTTTCCTATGTTTTCAATGTATCGGTTCACAATCACATCGCAGTATTTTTCATCTAATTCAGCCATATAGCAGATTCGTTTTGTCTGTTCACAGGCAATTAAGGTGGAACCAGATCCACCAAACGGGTCGAGAACTAAACAGCCAGTCATAGAGCTGTTCAAAATTGGATATGAGAGTAGGGGAATCGGCTTCATTGTAGGATGTTCACCATTCTTTTTTGGTTTGTCATACTCCCATACTGTCGTTTCTTTACGACCGGCATACCAGGCGTGCTTGCCTTTCTTCTTCCAACCAAATAAGACTGGTTCGTGTATCCATTGATAAGGTGACCGACCAAGGACCAAACTATTCTTCTTCCAGATGCAGCAACCAGACAAATAAAAACCAGCATCCTGGAAAGCCTTTCTGAAATTTAGGCCTTCTGTGTCCGCATGGAACACATAGATGCTGGCATCATCTGCCATTGCTTTTTCAGTATTTGTAAATGCAGCAAGTAGAAATTGGTAGAACTTGTTTTCTTCTAAGTTGTCGTTCTTGATCTTGCCGGCAGATCCTTCATAGTTCACATTATATGGCGGGTCGGTAATGACCAAGTTTGCTAGTTTGCCATTCATCAATGTTTCATAAGTGGTTGAGAAGGTACTGTCACCACAAATGAGGCGGTGCTCTCCCAGCTTCCATAGATCACCTGACTTTGAGAAGATTGGTTTCTTTAACTCGGCATCTATATCAAAGTCATCCTCATGGACGTTATTCTTTACATCTGTTTTAAAAAGGTCATCCAGTTCAGCCTGATCGAAACCAGTGATGGAAACATCAAATTCTGTACCCTGCAGATCAGTAATCAACAACGCTAACTTGTCCTTGTCCCATTCACCAGAGATCTTATTCAGGGCAATGTTCAGCGCTTTCTCGTGTTCTTCATCAAGATTTACGACTACACATTCTACTTCTTCTACTCCGGAGTCCTTCAGTACTTTCAAACGCTGATGCCCGCCAACAACTCGACCGGTCGCTTTATTCCAGATGATTGGATCAACATAGCCAAATTGGTCCAGGGACCGCTTCAATTTTTCATACTCTGGATCACCAGGTTTTAGATCCTTACGTGGGTTATAGTCAGCCGGGATAAGAGCTGACAGCTTCTTCTTTTCGATAATCATGAACTTACCTCTTTCTTGCACTTAATAAACGTTCCATAACATCATCTTGTGGGCTAAGCCCGCTGAAGTCAGATGTGGAGTTTTCTTTAACAATCTGAAATATCTGGAACCAGGTCTGATTGACCTGCTTCATATAAGCCTGACTCATGGTGACATATGGTGATGCGATAGCATTGCCAGTGGTAGGGTGCTTAGCCAACATTCCGTATTCAGAAATTGCTTCTTCACATTGTATCCATCTTGAGACGGACATTGCATATTGCTCTATGAGCTGCACATTGATGATTTCTGCGCATCCTCGTTCTCTGAGCCAGCTCCATGTTTCTTTGTAAACTGCTGTAGCAACGAGTTCTTCACCATTTTTCTGCTTGGCTTTCATAAACTCTTTAATAGGTGGCATATCTTCACCAGTAATTTCAGATGGTGAGGGTAGATCTACTATTGTGGTTTTACGGCCTTCAAGCATAGCCTGCGTGAGTGCCTTTTTCTTTTTACCAGATCCTAAGCGTGGACCGCCACGTCTCGTTCCATCTTTTGCCATGTGCATCTCCTATATTTATGCTATTTCTTTTGAATATTAGGTAGTAATATGATGATATTAAAATTTTTGTAATATAAAATTAATCCAGGGAAATAAAATTATGAAAACAATTGTATGTAAGAACTGTGGTAGTAATCAGTTTGAAGAAATAGATGGTTACTTAGTGTGTAGATTCTGTGGCACTAGATATGTGAAGGATGAATATTTAAATAATCTAACAGGTTCATCTAGTATTTCTATCGATAATGATATTAATAATCTTTTAGATAAATGTAAGAGTGACCCAAAAAATGCCAAAAGGTATGTGAACCTAATTCTTGACATAGATCCGAGCAACACTGAAGCAATAAAGTTATTAAAGGAGATGAAGTGAATTATGGTTATGAAAATTGCTGAATTTACAAAAAAATATAATTTTGAAGCTGATTTTGTACAGTCAGTTTTTTCAAAATATCAACCTGAGTATGTGAAGTGGAGTACGTGGGATGGTTGGCGTATTGAAGATAATCATATAGAAGAAGCACTATCCTTAGTGAAGTCGGAATTTGCCATTGGAGAAAAAGAAAAAATAAAAATAGCTGAAGAAGCTGAAAAAGCCAAAAAAATAAAGGATGAAGAAGACGAGAAAGCAAATAAGTTAAAGGATGAAATACAGAGAACTAAAAATGCAAAATTAGCGAATATGCTGATAACATCAGGCTTTAATTTTGATGGTTATACGATTGTTAAGTATTCAGGATATATCTCTGGCGACGATGCAGTTGAAATCGACAGAGGAACGTCAGGTGCGTTTTTTAAAGCAAATCAGGCTGTAAATGTCAAAGATATGTTAATGGATAGTCTTGCTGTAATTAGAAGAAATGCATTGCAGGAACTAAAAGAAAAAGCATATGATCTTGGATGCAATGCTGTCATTGGTGTTGATTTTGATTACATTAATCTTGATCCGGAAACAGCAAATGTACATGGTGGCACTACTTACTTACCGTATATATTTGGTGTTACAGCAAACGGCAATGCAGTAATCATAAAGAAAAATGATGAATAGGTATATAAAAAGT